GAAATGCCCAGGTGGCGGAATAGGTAGACGCGCACGTTTCAGGTGCGTGTGCCGCAAGGCGTGCAGGTTCGATTCCTGTCCTGGGCACCAAAACCCCTCCAGAACACGTTTCTGGAGGGGTTTTCTCTTTGTTTTGTCGGCTTTTTGTCGACTTGGGCCTAAAAAAAGCCCCGAATCCGAAGATTCAGGGCCTCGCACGTTGGTTTGTTGAACATCTTCAACTCCGATTCCAAAGGTAGGGATTTTTGCCGGGAAAATCAAAAATCCCACCAAAAAATATAATCGTCTCCGTTCATTGGAATAGATCGTTTATCGTTTTTCGATATTTGAACGCCAAGATGCAAAGTCCAGCGAGCAAAACGACGCGGAAAAGGAACCGGCCGTAATTCGGAGCGGCCGGCTCCTTGGCTTCGTCAATCTGCGTCCGCTCCACTGCTGCCTGCTCGGAGGCGCTATCGATTCGCGCGGCCGAGGCGGCTACTGTTAAAGCCTCCGCCACACTTCGATCCGCCGTAATTGTGCGCGATCGCGTAGTAATACTCCGCCGAACGGCGGGCGAAGCGCGGGGACCACCTCCGGAGCTATCCGGAGGCAATGCGAGGCAGACGGGCGTCTCGATCGTCTCCGCCTCCGTCTCGATGATCGTTACCACGTCGCGCACTTCCTTGCGCACAACGGACCCAGTGTCGGCGCACTCAATCACGGCACGGAAGCTCTCCTTCATCTGCGCCTCCGCGTCGATCGCTCGCTTCGTCGAGCTGCAGCCGAGGAGCGCTAAAACGAAAAGCAAAACGAGCTTCTTCATAACTGCGCCCTCCCTTCGAATAATCGCCATCCGGCATTCACTTGGGTCGGGTCAGCCTCGACGCCGTTTTCTACGAAGCTCATCGCCGAAACGATGCGGCGCATAACGTCGCCATCCAGCGTGTCGATGACGGCAGCGGCCGGTACCCCCGATCTGGCGGCCACGGTCCGAATGTACCACCGTGTGTTATTCTCGGTGGGCGGCGCCCACCGGTTGATAAAGTCGATCAGCGTTCGGCAACCGTGTTTCACCCGGTAGGTGTTCAACGTCTTGAACGCCGCGCGATAGCCATACGCCTGGGTCTCGAATTGCTTGAACGCCGGATCGCGGCTCGGGACCTCGCCCAGAAAGCGGTCCGCACTGCGTCTAAGGTTCAGCGGGTTGTTGTTGTTCAATCCTCGGCTCATTTTCTAAAAAGTCCTTAAGTTTCTGAATCGTCCCGAACGGCGGCTCCCGTTCCGCGCATCCGACTTTCGTGCAGCGCATCATCCGCTCCATCGCAAGAGCTTCGATTAGGGCGTATTTGTCCTCCCGGAGGCCTTCGACGATCTTATGCAGCTCGTCGATCTTTTCGTCCTTCTTATCCTCGCTCTGCTCCAGCGCGTCGATGCGGTGCTGCTTTTCGATCGCCAGCTGGTGGTAGCCTTCGGCGACTTCATTGTCCGTCGCCACCTTTTTTTCACGTTTGGTCTCCCTCACGTAAAACACCCAGCTGAAACCACCGCTGCCGATTAAGGCGCCGACCAGTCCGATAATTATTTCGTTCATCCCAACTTGCCTGTTGCATATACATTAAATGAGGATGAGGAACCGGCATGTGCGTACATTAAGATTCCGCCTATAATCTCTTCATTTGGAATAGGGTAGCTTATAAGAGCTGTCCCGATCCCTCTTTCTGGGATGTATACCGGAAAATCTACCGTTGTTTGCCCCTCTTTCATGTATTTGCTATATTTTTTTACATACACTTCTATCGTTTTTAGATTAGCATCCGCGTTTGAATCTCCGAGTTGAAGGAGGGCGAAGGTCGACAGATCACTTGCTGCTGCTGCGCCGATGTTGGTACGAGCCGTCTCTTGCTGCGCCTCAGTCAACGTCTGCTTCGTCGTTTTGATGGTGGTTGCATCAAGCTCGGCTTTCAAGTCATCTAAATTCGCAAGCTGTTTCCATCCCGTCCAAGTTCCACCGACTTTGTGTCTATAATACAATCCAGCGTCTCTGTCTACGTATGATGTTGCCAGTTGGAATCCATAGGAGCTATCAGTAGAGCCCCATGTCATGTATATGTGCCAACTCGTATTCGTTGGCGCATTGGTAGTCGAGTTAACCTCTGTCACTCCAATTTTTGTGATTGTGTCCGGGTCAACGAGCTCTCTCGAAAGCGTCATTGTGTCCGACTTATCCGCTTTCGCAGCCAAGGAAGCAGCGGTCGCGTAGTACTCCGGGAGCTGTCCTCCGAGTTTAGACGCTGATCCGACGAATGATCCGCCGAAATAGGGCACGAAATTATTCGTACCGAACGGTTGAACGCTTCCGCCGAGCTGTGAGAAAATGCCCGCCGCATATCTCGGCAATCCGGTTTTACTGTCAATGTCCGAGGTCGAATAAATGAAAACCGATATTATACCAGCCGAAGTCGGCTGGCAGTTCCCGATAAAAATTTTGTTGGTTTTGTTTGGATAGTTTTTGCAAATCCAAACGATCATCGCACTCATATAATCGGCTATCGAACCGGATGATAAGCCGTCGACGCGAGGTATTAAAATGATTGATGATATAGAAGAAGAACCTTCTGGCTGATTCGATATAAATTCGTGAGTACGAATATATCCATTAACGACCAAATTCCCATCAATCGTTCCTCCAGTAAGCGGCAAGTACTCCTTCGAATCAACACTACCGTCAGCCTTTAAGAACTGCGACGCGGTGCCACCCGGTGTGCTGAAGCCTTTGGCTTCAAGCTCTGCGTGTTCCCCGGACCCATTGAACCAACGGTATTGGCTAACATTGCTCTTCGCCGTGCCGGCTGAAGTATAATTAATATTGACAAACGGAATGCCTCCACCGATAAACGTAAACTCATACGAACCATCGACAAGATCGTTCGGAGCTTTGAGTTTAGCGAAGGCCCCATTCGTTTCCGTTTTTGTATACGCATCCGTGATCCCATAGCCGGCGAGGGTCGTCGCCTTATTTGCCTTTGTGGCAAGCTCATCTTTGCTGGCTGCGGCAATGTTCGTTCTTGCTTGCTGTTTTTGCGCTGTATTGAGTGATTGTGCTATCGTCTCAACGACTGTATCTTTATCGGCTTTCCCCTCCAAGTCCTCCGCGGTCGCATAGTAATCGGGGAATTGTCCGCCCAGCTTTTCAGCATCCATCGCCGATCCGATTAGATAACCGAAGAAGTTGCGTGCAAAGATATTGGAGTTGGAACCGTCGTTTATTGAATCAAACACAAAACCATTTGTGCCATTAATGGTTCCATATGAAATGCGTCCAGCGCTTGGGCTGTTTGTACTCAAAGGATCACTCCCATCTATGACTAATTGGAGATCATTCGCTCTAAACCCATACGGGACAGTGAAACGGTCATTGTTATAAAAGATGGTTTCTACTTCTTTGAATCCATCATTATCCTGAACTATTACAGCGTCTTCGTTGATAGAGATGCTAATCGAATCATCACCAAATGTATTAATTGCGAGCCAGAATATCCAAGGGCTGCTTTTTTCGGCAAGATTAAAGAAGTCTATAACGACTTCAGCATCTTCTTTATAGTTATTTATTCCATTGTTCTTAATTGTTATGTCTCTATATTCTAAACTGCTATTCTTTTTAGCCTGGAATGGAGTGAACTCAATCCAAGTCATTGATACACTGGCATAATTATCTTCGTGAGATGCCATTAAAACGGCATAAAATTTTGCCATTTGATCGGGGAAAGGATAGATGTGATTGAACTTAATGCTCGCTGCCCGGCACTCTCCACTGGCTGTGGGAACAGACCATTTATAGAACTTCCAGCCGGCTGCTTTCATTTCGGCGATCTTATCAGAGAGCGACTTGTCGGCCGCCTCCCGGGCCGCAGTCTCGTCGGCCACGGACTGCGTCAGCGTGGCGTCGGCCGCTTCACGCGCGGCGGTCTCGGCTGCGAGGTCGTCGGCCAGCTTCTTGTCGGCCGCGGCGCGGGCGTCAGCCTCCGCGGTGATCGCGGCCTCCCGGGCCGCAGTCTCGTCGGTCACGGACTGGGTCAGCGTGGCGTCGGCCGCTTCACGCGCGGCAGTCTCGGCGTTGAGGTCGGTACGCAGTAGAGCATCGGCTGCAGCCCGATCCTCGATCTCCTTTTTAAGCGCATCCGCGAAACCGGCCCTATCCTCGGCGTACTCCGCAGCGCTTACCGCTCCGATGTTCTTCCGCGCCTGTTCCTGCTGCTCTTCGGTGAACGTCTGGGAACCGTCGGTGCGTACCGCGACCTCGCCCAGCTGGTCGATGTTCTGCTGGAGCTTCTCATCGGCGGCCTTGCGCTCTTCTGCCTCCACCGCATCGGCGGATGCACGGTCTTCGACCTCCTTTTTGATGGCTGCCAATAAGTCCGCTTTGTCGCCTTCATAAGATTCGGCGCCGATCGCTCCGATGTTTTCCCTCGCCTGGCTTTTCTGCTCTTCCGCCAACTCTTGCGGCGTTGTCTGTACCGAACCCTCCAGCAGGTCGTCAATATTTTGTCCCGAAAATTTGCTCTTGTAAGCCATAGTATTTTTGTTTAATTACCCAAATCTGCTCTCTTCCTTTGACCATAAAATCGCCGTCTGCGTCGTCGAATATTTCACGCCCGGCAGGCTTCTTCTTCACGGCCATTTTTTCGCGAGCCTTCACCAAGAAGTCGCCGTCGGCATCGTCGAAAATCTCCCGCAATCCTTCGCGTTCTACTTGCACCGTTGCCGTGGCGTCGCCGCACTCGAAGACAATCACGGCGGCGCGGTCGATACCGGTGTTTATTTCCGGATACGAAACCGATACGACCGATTCACCATCCGTCCCGCTCGTTGGATCGATCGAAGCCTTTCGAGGGCTCTCGACAATCTTCCATTCGGCGTTCGCTGTAACGCGCAGCGTCTGCGGTGCGGTGTCATTCCACCCGAAATACAAGGTTTCGGGCTCGACGAAAACGGCGAAGCCTTCGTCTTGATAAACATGCAGCGATGCAAGCTGGTTTCCCGTGACTTTGCTCTCGACAATGAAGAGCGCATCCCGTACTGGTTCAAAGGCAGGGTTCTTTTTGACCGTAATCGTCACGTCCGTGGTCCCGGCGCAGCCCTCGAGGGGCTCGATCGTCATCCAATCCGGAATCTCTCCCACAAAGCGCCACGGCGTCGTGCTTACGACTTGAATCGTTTCGGAACCTCCGAGGCGATCGAAAGAGAGCGACGGCGGCAAGATCGATGCGAACTCGACGATCTCGGGGCATACATTCGAACGCAAAGACGATAGAATGACTTCGGCGAAGACGCCCGAACAGTTGTCTTTAAACCGCTGGTCGAAAGGCTGCACGGTGTAGGAAGGCACGACGAAGTCGGCGTCTTGCAGGGTCCGCAAGATGTTTGCGAGCGTCTGCATCCCCGTCGAATGTATTTCGATGCGGTTCCGCTCGTCTTCACGCAGCCGATCTACGTAGAAGAGTGTAAGCCGGTATTCGTCCTCCGAGCTCTCCAGATTCACCGGGTGGCGGCCCTCCGTGAAGGCAAAAACACCATAACGGACGTTTTGCAGCTCGTTGAGCTTGTAGACGTCGTTTTCGACGATCATCTGCACCGACGGTTGCCGCGCCGCCACTTGTGCGAGCTGGATTATCGTATCGCGCAGTGTCATCGGGGCAAAATTTTTCCGCGTGCACCTCCCAGGAAGATGCCGCACGTGGCCGAGCTGCGCAGATTCGCGCGGATGCGCCGGCAGTCGCACTCCTTCAATTCGGGGAAGTGTTCGCGGTTGTTCCACAAATAGTCCTGAATCCGGTGTGCGTGCGAATCGGCGATCGCCTGGCTGTAGTTGGAGGCTGCAATCACTTCGTTGTAGGTCGCATTCTCGACCTTTTCGTCCGACGTCTTTACGACGCCTTTATTTGCGACTTTGTAGCTTACCTTCATCGGGAGCCTGGCCGCCGCCTGGTAGGCAAGATAAAAGCCGATGCGGCCCATTAGGTCGGCGTAGTACTCGTTCCCCTCCGCCTTCACTTCGTCGGCCGATACGAGCTCCTTCAACTTTTCAAACAGAGCAGAACCGACGATCTCCTGGAGATCGATCTCTTGCGCTTCGCGGATCGCCGGCAAAAGGTATTTGCCGGAAAGGTTGTCGTCGATCACGCACTGCTCCCGTACGAAGGCCTCCGACACTAAAAGTACATTCGTGTGCTTTTCCATCACTTCACGGTGTTAGGTGCGCTTTCGAGCGTGAACGGGCGAATCGTGATCGCCCCCTTCGTCTCGAAGATGTAGTCGAACACGTCGCAAATCATTTTTTGCACCGGCATAATCTGCGTGCGGTTGTAGAGCTTAAAGGCCGATTCGTACTCTTCAGACGAAAAGCCGAGCGAATCTGTCGGAATTCCGAACAGGTTGGGGTTCGCCCGAAAGGCGGTGTAAATCTGCTGCCGGCTGTGTTTAGCCAACGTGTAGTAGCGTTCCCCGAAATCGTCGGCTTCGACCTTCTTCACGTCTACCGCCTTGTCGTCCATCGATTCGCTGAATACCAGCATTATGCGGTTCCCGTTCTTCGCGCCTCCGAATTTCTCGTTGATGTTCCGCTCGATCTCTTTTTGCTGCTCTTCGTCCGCGAAACTCCCTTTCAGCTGGATGATGTGCGACCCCATAAAGCCGTTGTGTATAGAGCTCAAGTGGTAGTCATCGATCGCCCGCTCGATCTCGCAGGCCTTGATGCTTCCAGCGTAGATCGGTTCGGGGTAGGCCATTGTCTTGCCCGTATTTTTCCAATAAAGTATGGCGGAATTGGGGTCTTTGAATTGAGGTACGAATCGCGGGTACACGACCGCCGTACCGCTATACGAGCCGTCGCCGAACTTTTCGGAATAGTAGAAACGCTCGCCGCTCGCATCCGATCGGACGTTTTCGAAGTCCAACGAATAGACTTCGCCGACCGTACGGTCCATTGCCCGGATGATCTGCATCGGGAACCCTCCGCAGGTGAAGTAATTCGTCGCGATTGCCCGAACCAGGTCGCGGATCGTCTCGCCTTTCCGATTCATCTTTCCGCTTTCGAAGCCCGGGACGTTGCAGATGATCTCGTCTCCGCACACGTAGTCCACCGAACCGTTTATAACGCTGCGAAGCGTCGCGACGTTCTTGCGAAGGTCGAGCAGGTAGCGCGGGTAGCCGTTCCGGTCGCCCCATGACACCATCCCGCCGCGGTGTGCTTCGCGCTCGGTCGGCTCGATGATCATTTGCTCGACGTAAGGGGCAATCGCCGCGAATTGGAACCGTTTAGCCGCGGTATTCGATATATTCGACGTCTCCTTCATATTCTTCATTTTTTGCCTTGTACGTTCCTACTTGGAGCAATCCGGATTCGAGCGGGACCCCTCCAATTTGGAAACAATAATCGTATTCGCCCTCGTCCGCATCTTCGGGCAATGCAATGTCTGCGATGTAATATTGCAGCGTTTCAGCCTTCACCGGTGCGGGTATGTCAAATCGCCGCTTCGAGACTGTCCCCAAAATCGAAAGGACCTCATCGCCTTGGGGCGTGTCTATATGACGTGTCCGAGGTATCGCGACGGTTTGCAGATAGGGCGATCGGTGCAGGTATAGCATGCTTTTTTTCTTGATATATATGTTACCCGAAAATCGGACACAAAAAAAGCGGGGCCCGATTTGGACCCCGCCACGAAACACACAACCACAAACCGCGTCAAGCGATCAGCGCATCGACGATCTTCGCGTCTACCTCGTAAGGGAAGTGCGAAGACACCTCGTTGAGCGTCAAGCCGTACTTGTTTGCGTCTCCGATCGCCGTGCCGGTCGTTCCGTCGCCTGCCGTCGCATTTACGGGCTCTTCGTCGCCGAGGAACCACCACCGCCCGTTTCGATCGTGAACCAGCACGCGGGCATCGACGGCGGCAAGCGCCTCCATCTCGATGCGCTTCGCCGTGTTCATCCCGGCAAGCTGAATAGCGACGTCCGTCGATACGTAGTTCGATCCGCTGGTCGGCTCGATCGTCCGCGTCGAGGTCATCGACCCGGTATCTTTTCGAAAAGCATAACGGTGGAACTTCGCACTTGCCGCCATTTCGATCGCCGTCACTTTCCCGTCCGTTACCGTGATGTTGGATACGTCAGAGTAGTTCGCTACAGCGATCTCGACGATTCCGCCGCGTGCGCTATCGCAATCCCGGGGAATACCGCTTAAAGTTTGGTTACAAGCCATTTTTTCTCTTTTTTGTCCCGGAGCGGTTGCCCGCTCCGGGTCGGTCGATAAATATTAAGCCTTTGCAGCTACCGTCTGGTCAGCGGCCTTTGCAGCTACCGTTCGGTCCGCGGCCTTTGCGGCTGCCGTTCGGGTCGCAGCGATCGTTCCCAGCACCACCTCGTCGGGGAATGCGAACTGTACGCCGGCATTCCACTCGATCTTGAGGCGGAACTTGTCCGCATCCTTCGAATACCAGGCGTCTACGACCTCGCGGGCATTCTCGAGGTCCACGCCGTAGAAGAGGTTCGATTCGGCGGCGGCCACGATGTTCTGCGTGCCCGAAAGGCCCATCGTGCTCACGACTGCCACGTTCGTGCCCGGGAAGATGAACTCCTTCGGCGCGGCATCCTGCGGACCCGAGTAGTGGTAGTAGTTCTTCGCCACGATCTCCTGGATGAACTGGCGATAGAGCGACGGCGACACGAAGATACGCGCGTCTTCCTGAAGGAGCAACTCTTCAGGCATCGCCATGTAGACGGCCTGGATTGCATCCCAGGCCGACGTGCCGGCTGCGATCGGAACCTTCACGACGCCGGCCTCCGCGCCTGCCAGCTTCAAGAGGCCATCGTAGAACTTGAGGTTCGCGTCTTCGGACGCCGTGTCGCCCTGCCATACCTGGCGTTCGGAAGCGCGGGCCAGCTTGCCCAGAATGTCGTTGACGATCTCCTCTTCGAACGGCATCCGCTGTTCGCCTGCGGTGATCCGAACCTGGTACTGGGTCCAGGCGTCGAGCAGGTCGAACTTGCAGAACTCCATGTTCACCTTCATGATGGCCGTCTTGAGCTGCCGCTGGGTGAACTTGGCCGCGCCCTGAGGGGTGAACCCGCAAACGCCGCCTTCCTGAATCACGGGCGTCGTGTCCAGATAGTTCAAGGCCGCAACGGTCTTGATTCCGGTCTGCTTGCGCATCCGGCGGATCGTGTCGCCGTCAAAAACGGCCTTTCGCAGGATCAGGTCCCGCTTCTGCTCCACATAGGTGGGGAGCGTCGAAATGTCGTACATATTTTTGTTGTTTTTTGGTTCTACTTCGCCCCCACGATTCGAAGGGCGTTGTCCAGACCGCGGTCACCCGTCTTGCCGGCGCCCGCTGCCTCTTTGTACTCTTCGTGCGCCGGCTTCGCTGCCGGCGTCTTGCTCATCTTGTCGAGCTGCTCGGCCATCTCCGATTTGCTGGATTCCAACCCGTCGACCTTCCCCTCCAGCGCCTTGACGCGGTCGGCCAGCTTGTTGTACATCGCCCACAGCTCGTCTTCCTGTTCCTTGGCGTCGGAAGCCGGCTCTGCCTCCGCGGCTTTCGTCTGCTCTTTGGCCTCGACCTCGGCGCGAACGTCCACGATCTCGGAGACCTTGCCACCGGCGACCTTGATCGTCTTCCCGTCTTCCGTCTTGTAGTCGCCGTCCGCCGCGGGCTTTCGCTCGCCATCCTCTTCGAGGTAGACGCTGTAGCCCTCTTTGAGGTCTTCGTCGCCCTCCCAGATCAGAACGCCGTTATCGGTCGTAACGGCGCCGAACTGGACAAGCACCTTTTTTAAAATTGCTTTCAGTCCCATATTTTTTGCGTTTTGGTTTGTTGTTTCGCTGCGCATGATCGTGTGGTAGGCCTCGATCGAAAACCCGCGATAGGTTCCGTCTTTGATCTTCGCCCAGACTTCGTCGTTCGTTACGTGGTACTCGCCGAAAAGGCTGCCTTCCTCGATCTCATCGAAACCGGCGGGAGCAATTCCGGCCGCCTTGTCTTTGATGAAGAGCTGCAGCAGGTGAACGCCGGGGACCTCCGTGCCCGCTTCGTGCATCAGGTTGACGCGGTTCTGCCGGTTGTCGAAAAGGAACCTTTCGGCCATCTTCCGGATGTCTTCCGCGCGAAATACGAGGTAGTACTCCACATCGCCCTCCCGCCGGTAGATCGGGAAGTCGGCGCGCATCAGCACGCCGCGGACGATTCGCTTTTCTTCGTCTGCCACGGCGTACGTCTGTACCCGCTCTTGCTTTTCAAAGGCTTGGAACCGGCTCTCGACTGCAGGGGCATCCACGAGCGAAACGCGGACGATTCCGTCGTCTTCGCTCATCAGCTCCGCGCGGTAGACCGGTACCCCGTTTAACTTCGATTCCATTCTTTTTTTTCTGGATATATACGTTTTTAAAAAAGCGGTCCGAACAGCTTAAAAGCTCGTTTCGCTGTTCTGAATCTCCACCGTGCGGGCGGCCTCTTCGACGTCTTGCCAAACAAGTACGACCCGCTGGTCTTGGGCCGCGCGGCCGGTGTTCGCTTCGATGTTGTTCAACCGTTCCTCCTCGCTGGCGGAAGTCAGCGTCCGGGTGATCGGCACCTGTTGAATCACCGCCGGGGGCGACGTGATCGCAGCGGAAGCCGAGCCGCCGAGCCCCGACGAAGAACCTCCGCCGAGCGGGCTCTTCGGCACCTGCACCGATAGGATGCTGCGGACGTTCGCCAGACCGGACGCAATGGCCGCGGCCGCGGCGATAGCACCACGGACGGGGCTGCTTGCCGTTTTCGGATTGAATTGTGATTGATACGCCTCTTGCGCCGTCTGCCACGTGCTTATCGTCGTCGATGCCACCGCCAGTGCCTTTCCGAAAGCGGTGTTTTCACCGGCCAACTCGGCGCCGGACGCCATCAGGTCTCCGATCAACTTGTATTTGTCGCGCTCGGCTTTTTTCTCTTTTTCCTTGATTTTTTGCTCCGATTTGTATTGCTGTTCGCCCAACTTTAGCTCCTGGACGCCCGCTTTGTGTTGGGCGTCCATTTCGGCCTTCAGCTCCTTCTCGAACTCGGATAAGGCCTCTTCGTCGTAGCGCGCATTGATCTCGGCCTGCTGCTGGCGGAAACGCTCCGTCATTTCGAGCCGGATCGCGTCCGCAGTCTCTTGGGCGATCCGCTCTTCTTCGACGCGGGTATTGAAGGCCTCCATCTCCTTCGCGTAATTTTCGCGCAATGTCTGGAGGTCGTTTTCGCGCGTTTCCGCCCGGTTTTCCTGCCGGAGCCGCAGCAGCTCGAGCTCGGCCTTGTAGTTGTTCTCGGCGATTTGCTGCTGCAGCTTCGCCGCGTCGGACGCCGACCTTGCGGCGTCGTTGTTCGCTTTGGCTTCGAGCTCGACGATGCCGGCCGACTTGAGGGCAGCTTGTGCTGCGGTCTCCCTGGCTGCCTGCAGGTTGAAATAAGCCTCCGCCAACGCTTCGGCCGCCTTCTGGTCTTTTCGGATCGCTTCTTCCTCTTCGTCGGTGTAGGCTCGTTGTTCTTTTTCATAACTATATACGCCTGTGAGTGGGTCAATTGATGTTATTTTAGCGACCGTTTTCCCCTTTGCTATTTTTTCGTCCGCCTTTTGCTGCTCTTGCAGCGCGACGCGATACTGCTCGATCGCCAGCTCTTGGGCGGCGGCGGCTTGGGCCCGCAGCTTCATCGATTCGATGAAGGATTCCGTATTTTGCACGAGCAGATTCTCGGCACCTTCGACGTCTTCGACCTTCACGCCCAATCGGGCGAATGCATCGGCATTCTCTTCGATGAAGCGCTGCTTGTCTTCGAGCGAATCGCCGAGCGCCTCCCACTGGCTTTGCAGGTCGCGCAAGGTGTACATCGATCCGGCCACATCGTCGTACCCATCGCGCATGGATTCGTTCAACCCCTTTACAGCCTTTTCGGCCGCCGATGCGCGGTTGGCGCCGGTCAGCAGGTCCTTGCCCCACTTGATGATCTCACTCCCGTACGAAGCCAGCAGCGTGATGCCGACAACCAGCAGCGTTTGCCACGAAAAGATCGACTTTATAACCTGCGAAAAGGCAGACGGGACCTTTTGCCCCTCCGCTCGCAGCCGCGCAACCTCCTCCGACGTCCGTTTGAACTCATCGGCCAACATCGGCAGGTTGTTCGAAATAGCCAGGAAGAACTGGTTGAAGCTCATCGTCAGCGATGGCAGCTCCCGGGCGACCTGCTGCACCTGGTATTGCAGCGGCGTGAACCCTTTCGCGGCGTTTTCGTATTGCCCAACGAAGCGGGTGAAGACGCCGCGCGTCGTGTCCATCTCCTTGAGTTGGGTGTTGACGTCTGCGATGCGCTCCGCCAGGTCAGCGCGTTCGGCCGTGTCACCGAGCGTCTTGTATCGGTAGGTCAGCTCCGAGAGCGTGGCCGAAAGGGAGTTGTACGATCCCTCCTCCTCGTTCACCGCTTCCGTTCCCAACTTCGTCGCCTGCGTTAGCGCGGTTCGGAGCCGCACGACCCGCTGGAGCGCCTCTTCATAATCTTCGGTTCCAGCCTCCGCAGCGATGAAATCCGCCCGCGCCGCCTTTACGGCTTCGCGCAGCTCTTTTAAATTGGTGATACTTTGCCCGGTATCGAGCTCGAGAATCACCTTTTTTTCGATTGTATTCTCTGCCATATTAATACGTTATAGTAGGTTCTTCGCGACCCGATTTGTGTATCACTTCAAGCTCGACCTCTTCGTCTCCGCTTTTAAAAATGAATGTATAACGCCTGTCGTAGAGTGTGGCGTATTCTGTCGAAATAACCACATCCGTCGTTCCGGCCGGTCCGTTCATCGGCGTAATTGTGAAGCTGTTGTCGTAGTAGAACACGCGCCAAGAACCGGCCGCCGTGATCCGGACCTTTTCCGATCCACTGTTTAAAATCTCGATCGAAGTAGGCTTAATCGAAAGGCCGTACCCGAATCCGTCTTGCCCATCGGTGTAGTTCGCTTTGTCCTTCACCTTCACGAACTCGCACTGCACCGTGGCCGAAGAGGTCAGATCGTAGTTCGATATTTTGTTGAGCGCCCAAATCGCGCCGTCGAAGTAGTAGAACTTTCGGAGCAGACTTTCGCCGGGCTCCATGCCTTCGAGGTTCACGTAGCAGGTCACGGACTTCGTGTCGACGTCGTAACGGTCGGCCAGATAGCGCCGCCACCATTGGGCGTACAAGTTCGAATCGGGGCGCACCTCGACGTCCGGGATGTCGATTTCTGCCGGGGTCCCGAAATCCCACGACTTCGAAATTACCCCGCCCGAATCGTACCGGCCGAACATCGGGAGCGGCGGCGCCGTCGTGCCTCCGTTTAAGAGCCAGCAGGGCTCGCCGTCGTTTAAGGTCGTCATCTCCGTGCGGTCGTCCGTCAGGATGAAATCTTTGTACGCGTCCCCCTTGTAGGTACCTCGGTAGAACAGCAGCACGTCGCGTGAATCGAGCGCCTCGTTTCCCTCTTCATGGAATTGCGCCTTGCTGAAGGCGTCGTATGTGAGGTAGACGGGATTCATGTATTCGATCGTGTCGGACGGCGACGGTGTCGGCACGTTCAAGTCGATCGAATCGGCGCCTCCATTCCGGTAGAGCCGGTAGGTGTGGCCGGAATCCACGAAAACGGAGGGGAAGTGGCTCTGCATTCGAGTGATGTTGATAAAGTATTTTTCCCGCTCGAGCACTTCGGCAGTTCCCTTGAACACGTTCCCGTTTAAAACGTCTTTGTGCTCGGAGTTGAAGTCGTAGCCGGTATTGACGCGCTGCACGCCGTATTCGCGGCCGTACACATCTTGGTAGTATTTCACGTATTCGCTTTCTTCCTGCTCGACGTTGAAATCGTACCACTTCTTGTCCGCCAGAACCGGATTGATCGTTATTTTCTTCGATCGGTCGATCCGCTTTTGCAAGTCGACCGTTTCACCGGTGTAGAGCGTATTTCGAGACACAATTCGGATGCGGCGTTCGGATTTGTCGAAAAGGAATCCGAGCCCGAACAGCTTGCAGTACGATAGGAGGTAATCGGCGGGCGTCTTTTCCGTATCCAACAGCATCGCCTTCGTCACGAGCGTTCCGGAGCGTATATAGCCGGTCCCCTCGTATTCAGCCTTGCTCCCGAGGTTCTGGAATGCGAAACCGGCGATCGGCACCGGCTCGTAATTAGCCTCAATGCTTTCGTCCGTCCCGTGCAAAATGTAAAGCGTTTGCGGTGTAGTCCCCCAGTTGTACTCGAATTGGAGATGAATCGATCCGACGCGCTGCGCGCCTTCTACCGTGAATACCGCCGACGGCCCATTCCAGACCGGCACACCGTTTTCGTTCACGTCGAAGTCCCCGGTAAGGACTTCTGCACCCTCTTCGTTTGAGTAGGCGCCGCCGGAAAAAGAGACCTTTTTTGACCGGTGAAGGATTCCTCCGTCGAGCCCGTACACGATCAACTGACAAACAATTTCGGAGAACTCGTGCACGCGATGAAGGCGCAGCCGTGTCCCCGGCTCGAGCGGCACTCCAGTACTCGTTTTCGGTTGAATCTCTACCTTTATATCGGCCGTTGTCTGGCTTATATCTTTGTTCGATGACACCGTTAAGGAAAAAGGGTCGTATTCTTCCTCATCGAAACTTAAAACCGCTTTCCCGCTGTCCGCCTCGAGCTCGTAGGTGTTCAACAGCGGCAGCGTGATCCACGCCTGTGCATAGTAAGGGTTCCCGCCGCTGAAAAAGTCGGAATCGAGCTCGACTTCATAACCTCCGTTGTTTTCAGGCTTGCAGCATGCCTCGATGATTGCCCGCATCGAAACGACCGGGCGCTGCAAGTACGACCGGAGATCCTTCGTCTCCCACTCGGTGTACTCCTTTGAGAGCTCGACCAGGGACCAGCCGTCGACCGTTGTGTATTCCGCTCCGCTGCTGTCCGAAGCGGTGGAGGTTAGGCCGGCAATGAGCGGGCGGATCAGGGCTTTGTCGGCAGCGAAGTCGCCGCCCGAAGGTATCCCATTATAGGCCGGCGCGAAGTTGATAACGGTCCATTTACTCCGAACCGCATTCGCATCCGAAAGCGTTCGCCACGCTTCTCGAACGGCGTTTGCCGTGATATAGAAGTTGAGCTCGGCCGACGGGTCCACATTGCCCAAAAAGTCGAGCGACGACAACTTCTTCGCCTCTCCTTCTTCGTCGTAGGAGAGGGAGTAGAAAAACGAGCCGAGACCGCCGTAGAGTGAAACGTGATAAGTCACATCGTCGCCGTCGCGCTCTATTTTGTCCAGTTTTGCGTAACCTTGTTCGATGATCTTAGAACCTTCGTAAAGCACGAACGGTGCGCGCAGCAGGGGATTGAACGACGCGCCGGTCTCGATCGTCCGCACGCTGCTGCGGCGGGCCCGGCTGGTCGCCGCCGGCATCACCGTGCGGCGGTCGAGGCGATAGGCTGCTCCGAAGATCGCGTTGTTCGCGGCTGTCCCCGGTATTTTTATCGACTTGCTGAAGCTGTTCTTTACAATCGTCGGATTGCTCAAATCTTCAGCGGTGTATGTGAATTGGATCGCCGTTTTTCCGTCAAGATCGACGAGCTTTTCAGCAATGTACAGTGAAATATCCCGTTTCATCTTCTTTCCATTTGCTGGGAGGCCTCGCACTTGATCGTGTACGTTACGAGCTTGCGGCCTTGGTTCTTGAAGCTCTTAATATCCACCGACTTGTCCGTAAGAACGACCGGAATCGTTTCGGCGGTCGTCAGGTCATACAAATAGACGTCCACCGATCGGAGCAGGTGCAATTCCAGCCGACGGGATTGCTCGTCCGTTAGATAGGGAGTGTAGAGGGTCCACGACCTTTTGATCTCGTTCAGATAATCCGTTTTCCCGCGCGCCGTGGGATCTGTGTTGTCGTAGGCCTGCTCGTATTGCGCGCGCGTGTAGGCGGCATTCTCCGTGGAGGCGTCTGCCAGCACGAAAGTATCCCACCCGCCGAATGCGTTCACGTAAATCAACATATAACGGGCGCACGTCTTTTTCACATCCCAGGTGCGCGCCCCGACGCGCAGCTTTACCACCTCTTGGCCTGTCGCAAGTAAGCTCGGCAAGACGTTCCCGGCAACAAGCCCGTAAGGGGCTTTTAAAATCACTTTGTCCGTTGCAGATGTTCCGTCGCTGAAGGTAGACTGGAACTCGAGGCCGTCCGATCGGTATACGGAATAGAAAAAGGGTTGCCGGGGATCGAGGATGCTGTTAATCGGCGCCGCAGCGTCTTCCGGATCGAAAGCGCGCGCCCGATCGTAGGACCAATCACGCACGAAGCTATATGTATGCCCCCCAGGCGTCTCTTCCGTCATGTTCTTTACGGTGAATGATTGTATATTATAATCCAGAAACAAGACGCAAGTCTCACCGACCTTTGGAATCGTCAGGACGTTTCGGAGGTAGTCGCGGCAAATTTCGTTGATCTTGATCTCGTTCGCGGCGGCGCCCGGCTTCTTGTACGAGGTCCCTGCATAGACCAGTTCGCCGCCCGGCTCCGTATAAATGCGATAGTCCACTTTTTCGGCCGATCCGAGTGAAACCGTATAGTCTTTCCAAATTGGCTCCATTGCGTTGTTTTTTTACGGATATATACAAAAAGCCCGAAGCGGTCGGAATCGCCTCGGGCTCGTTTCATTTTGTTTCGATGTCGAAAAACGTTCGGAACACGGCCTCCGAAATGTCTCCGATGTCTTTCGTTAGGGCCTCTTGAATCAGCGGAAGATAGGTGCTGTTTAACTCTTCCAAAGAATCGTGCAAAATAGGTTCGGGGGCGATTCCCTCCCGGGCGATCTTCCGCGCAATCAGGAACGCCAGCTGTTGGAGGCTTGGAAGTTTCCCGTTCGCCATTGGGCGCGGGACCACCGGCTTGATCCGAACCCATTCCCGTATTTTTTCGATCGGGGGGAATCTGCCGGGCTTTCGCCCGTATTCGATAAACTTCCAATAACTCAAAAGGTCCAGACTTACAGTGTAAAGCGCACCGTCTTTGTTTACGTCGAATCGAAGTTGATTAGAAAGCGAAAACGACGCGTTTTTGCCTCGGACTTGCATCTCCCGCCTGTAAAGATCGACGGCGGCCTGCCCGTATCTGTTTAAAGCCTCTTGAAGGTTCTTAAAATCGGTTAGTGGGTTCGCCTCCATTCTTCGATCCTCCGCTTATCTTCTTCTTGTTTGTCATTCGAATACGCCAGCCACGAAAGAAAGGCGTAAACCGGGAAGTCCAACGTTTCGTGCGCCGGCGTGTGGGTGACTTCGGAGACCCGGTCTATCGCAACGGTCCAGCCCCATTTTCGAGAAAACGCCGAAGCGCTGCTATCGTCTCCATCGCTTTCGCTTTCGCCTCCTTTTGTCTCTCCGTCTTTGCCCGAATCACTTTCGTTTGCATCTCCAAAAAGTACAGCGAACGACGTGCGGACCTTTGCGCACATTTCAAAAAAAAAGCGAGCAGCGCATTCGCGTCGGTGATCGGAAGGCGTTCGCGGATCAAGGCCTGCAACTCGTTAACATCGTACCCGTCGCCGTACCGGTGCCCTTCAGGCACCAGGAATACAGACACGAGCTTTTCCATGTTCCCGTCCAAATCGGCCGCATAGCTTTGGAAGTCTATATACTGGCCGGCGGTGAACTTCTCGACACGTGTAGAGGGGCGCAGCCGGTATCCTCCAAGCTCGTAAACCTTCCGGACCGGCTTCTCTTTCGGCTTTTCAAGGAGGAACGATGCCCGATCCATAAGGAGCCGAAATTCGACGTACGGCAATCCGAGCAGCTCGTCCACCGTGGAACCGGTCAAAAGGGCAAGAATTTCGAGATTTATATCGCTCTCTTCTCGCCCTTCCCTTTCCTTCTCTTCGCATAGAGAGGAGAACCTTTTGAAGACGCCGATCGGCATCTGGTCGTAACTTGTAATCATCATGTAAAGCTAATTCGAAGAATCCCCGACCGCTGTTGTATTTCACGCTCGACGACGCCCGTCAGGGCATCGGCGCCATCGTCGTGTGCATTGGCTCGAAATATCCGTTTGAACCCCGAAAGGTGGGCGAAGAACGCCGGCCAACGAAGATCCCAACCTTTCGGGAACCGAACGGCCTGCATCACCGTAGCGGCATTCGAGAGGATGCGCGCCTCTTTGTTGCCGCCCTGGTGGAACCATTCGACCCGGACCGAAGGCGCCAGACGCTGCAGTGCCCGGGCGAACCCGCGGCCGCCGTTGTTGCTTTCAACGTATGCGATGCGGGTTCCGGTTCGTACCAGCAGCTCGGCCGCGCTGGCCTCGGTGACCTCCATCGGTTCCTGCGTGAAAAGCACATCGGAGACGTAGACTTTCAGGTCGCGGTCCACCACGTAGGAGATCGCGCACAAAAAGTCCGTCCCGGTGTCGGCCGTGTCGATGTAGGCGCCGCGCTTTACGATCCGATCGGGTCCGGGTATTGCATCGTAGGTTTCGAATCGTCCGTACAGCAACCCCTCCCGGCTGGCGGGGGCTCCCTGGTAGAGGCATTGGAAGGTGTGCGGGTCGAGCCTCCGCTTCACCTGCAGCGATTCGATGGAGTGGCGCGCAGGCCAAAGAGGCGCACCCGGTTCCCGGTCGTCGAGCTCTGTCGGCTCGCTCTCTTTGATCGCCTCGAAGTTCACGCGCGCCCAAACATCTTGCCCGGTTGGCAGTGCATCGAGCTGCTCGAACGTTTTGAGGTCGAAGACGCGCTCCCGGGTCGCGATCATCCCGACAAGGTCTTCTTCGTGCCAGCGCGTGAAGACGATCAACTCCCGAGAATCGTTGTGCAGTCGCGTGCGGGCGACGGAGGTATACCAATCCCACGCAGCCTCTCGGATCGTTGGGGAGTTCGCCTCCATCGCATCTTTGTAGAGGTCATCGAGGATCAGGACGTCGACCGTGTTTCCGGTCAGTCCACCGCCTCGTCCCACGGCTTTCAATCCGCCTCGGTGCCCGACGATCTCGAACTCCGACGAAGTCCGCATCGCGTTCGAAGCTTCGGCCGTCAGGTTCGACCGGTTCAGCTTGGGGCCCGGGAAGATCGCAGCGTAAGTCGGTGTGTCGATCACCCGCTGCACGTCACGGTTGAACTTCTTCGCGAATGTGTCCGAGTAGGAAGCAATAGCGATCCGCAGGTCTGGATTAAGGCCGAGCAGATACGCAGGCAGAAGCCTGGTCGAGCCCTGGCTCTTTCCGTGTTGCGGCGGCATCGTTACGATCAATCTCCGCACCCGACCGTCTGCAAAGGCCTGCAGGATTCGATAGTAGGCCACATGAAACCGAGCGAACTCCAGATGCGGGAACACTGCCTTCGAAAAGAGCCCGAACGATTCCGCCGCCAGTTTCGCCGTAAGCCGGCTTCGATCCGCCTCGCTACTCATTCCGTTTCTTCACATCGGCCAGGAACGCGGCGACCGTATCGACGTCCATATCGCCCAAAGACACCTCGACGTCGTTGTGAGCTTTCACCTCGATCTGCATCGGTGACTTCTCGCCTATCGTCTCCGCGATCGCTTTGAATGCCTTCACGTCCCCGGCCTCGGCCTTTTTGATCAGCGCGACCGATATGCGCGCCCGCCGGGTGGTTGGCTCCCCGTCCGGGCCCGTTACAACCTGGTCGAGGATCACCTGCAGCTCTTCGCGCAAAGCTCGGCGGGCCGCTTTTGACTTTCCAGCTGCAATTCCGCCCTTCCGCCCAATTTCTCGGGCTTCCGTCGGGGTAAAGGGGGGCCTTAATTTACCTCTTGCCATTTCTTTTTCTTTTGCCGTTTTTTTTAAGTTTCTACCTCTTCGCTGGTAACTTACCGTCCGACTGCTTGAAATCGAAATAAAGCCGCCCCAATCGCTTCAAAGTGGCAAAAACGCAATGCCCGCACGAACTGTCCGTCGCGATCTGCCGCTTTTCGGCCCGCGAAAGCACGGAATCCATCAGCGCCACGCCGGCGCGTCCCGGGTATCGCAAGAAGTCCGAAAACACGGCTTTGTGGAAGTGATCCTCGAAGGGCGCGAGCTGGTCGAACTCTTCCCGCGAAATCATAATCCGAATTTTTGGTTGCACAACTCGATGACGCGGCCGAAGCCTTCCCGGAGCATCCCCAAAAGGTTGTGAATCTGCACCGAAAAATAGGAAAGCACGGCGATGTAGGCGACCAGATAGACCGAAAAACGATCGGCGAAGAGGGTCGCGTAAATCAGGCAGCACCACCACGTCATGCACTTCGAGCAGCTAACGAGCGGCAGCTTTACGGCCGCCTCCTTCACCCCGAACGCCGACGCGATGCCGCTCCGAAGGCTCGCAATAAAGCCCGAAAGGTCAACGACGTAAACGACGACGACCGCAAGGCAAAACAGTTCAAAGTAAATCATCTTTTCAGTTGTTTTTTTAGTTTTTCCTGAATCCTCAAAACGATAAGACGCATCGAAGTTTTTGAAGACTGAAACGCGGCCGCCAGCTTCCGCAGCGATCCCAAATGCGCGTACAAAACGAGCACAACACGTTCGGATGGAGTTAACCCATAGCGGATCGCCAGCTTCATCCGAAGCGCCCTGTCGTCGTCTTTCGTGCATCGGTCCGTGTCCGGCTCGTAGATCGGAGCCAGTTCGCGAAAGGTCTCAATCGCTTTCTCCGTCATGGCTCCAAAAATTTAAACCCGCAAAGTCATTCGTCCGCATTCGAAATCGTCTCACTTGGATGTGATACGGCGAAGTTGTTGAGTAAAACTGGTTTTCGATGATTCGAACGAGAAAATAATTAATTTGCTCGTTTTCGTACAGCGAAACCAACGCCTCCTCATCGTATCGGAGCAGGGCTTCGTAGATGATTTGCGCAAGGTCGTCGAGCCCTTTTGCTGGACCTCGGCAAACGTTCGCGATCAATCGCTCCACTCGCCGCTCGGTCGCCAAAAGCTCGACTACCTCGCGTCTCGTCATAGGCGATCGGGTATTTTGAAGAGCTGTTTATCGGCTTTTCGAATCCACGCCGGTTTTTCCATGCCGCCCAGCCGCAGCGGGGCAAAATCGTCCATCCGGGAGCCCGTACGCGCCATTTCGTTCAACATCTCGCCGTAGCTGTAGACCTTGCACCGTAAGTCGCACGACAACACATCCGCCATCGTGAAGGTACGGTATCGGCAATTCGCAAGTACCTGACCGATAGCGAAGTCCAACCGTTCGGCGCTCATCTCTGTTTTTGCGATCCGCTCGGCCAGCAGGATGAAGAACCCCCGGAAGTCGTCCCCGGCCATTGCCGGGAATGCCGCCCGGAGCTTCGCCAGGGAGGCGTGAATCTGCGCCGGCGGCGCCGGAGCGCCCCGGAACGCGGAAACTTCACAACTCCCACTCTTGCGGAGTGTTAGCGAGAGCAATGCCTTCGGCGACGGCTTTTGCAAAGTCGAGATCGCTTGTTCGCGGAGCCTTTCCAGTGCCGCGCCCACATTGTGTTCGTTCATCGCGTTTTTCGTTGTTCATTCGTTCTTCAGCTTTCCGCAAGTAGTTGCGAAAGTGTCGTTTAGCATCCGACAACGGCTTCACCGTCGCCCCGTTGAGTTTCTGCTCGGTGCAAAATTCGTGGATCATTCCATCGATCCAATCCCGCGACTTGTGCAGGTTCATGCACAAAGCCTCGATCCACACCGTCTCCGCCTGCATCGCCGCCTCGAGCTGCTCGATCGGAATCGTTACGTCAGCCGCCGCGGCCGTCTCCGTACCTTTTTTCGCGCAACTTTTTTGGCTTTTCGGCGATTTTGGCGTAGAGTTAGGCGCACTTCCCCCGAAAATCGAAAGCTCTTCGCCCGCGATAGTGGAGGTAGAAGAAGATAATTCTCGACCGTTAGGGAGAGAATTATATATACTCTTCTCTTCTTGTATTACATTTGTATTACATTTGTATTCGTCGGCCGATACATTTGTATTACATTTGTATCCTTCCGCTTCCTTTGCCCATCGCTTATTGATTGCAGCTCTACGTTTTACGCTAATCTCGTCCTTCGATTTCATTCGCTTCAGGAAGCCGCCGGAGTAGAAGTACTTACCGTCATCGGTAAAGACAAATAACCCGTATCCCTCGACTACCGCCTTTATTTTGGCGGCGTCTACACGAAGGTCAAAGGCTAACATGTTGTAATCTTTGACACTCATGTAAGTAGGCTCCTCGCGCAGTCGCTCGAGAATCATAAAGTAGATGCCGTAACCCTCCGCACCCATTTTAGCACGAAGCGGAATCAGCTTGTCAGAGTTTCTCGCATTTGAATCGTGCGGAAACCAGTTGCGCTTGCTGTCCCCCATAGTCAGGCTTTTTTGTTGTGAACCCTTTTATGGCAGTCTGCGCATAGCGTCACCAGGCAGTCCAAATGCTGCCTCTCATTACCTACGATCGAATGCCCGTCGACGTAGTACGTCTTATGGTGCACTTCGAGCGTGTAGTCTTTCCCGCACCGCTGGCAGCGGTGGCCGTCGCGCAAACGCACGATCCGGCACACCTCTTGCCAGTAGGGCGTCTGGAGTTGGCGGACGTAGTTACTCTTCCGCCCCCTCTTGTGCTGCAGCCTCGACATGATCGGTTTCGATCGTTATGCCGAGCACCTCCTCGAACGCCTTGCGATTGGTCTCCTGGTTCGCGAACAAGGTTTGTTCGTCCCACTTCGGAAGCCGATCGACACGGCAAAGGCGGAATTGTCCGGCGATCCACGCATAGTACAGGTAATGCCCGTTGATCGGGATGCGGACCGTCGAATCGGTCGGCAGCTCCATCTCCTTTTGCCCGCGCTTCACCTGGTAGACCAGATCGCGGATCTGCGTGTTCACCGCTTGATACTTGTCCTCGGCCTCCTTCACCATCGTTTTCGCCAGCTTCTTGGCCTCTTCGAGCTGCTCTTCCAACTTCGGCTGCTCATCCTCGAGCAGTTCGCCGTAGTTGGATCGGATCGACGCCCGCTCGTAGTCGTTCAACATCCGAACGGCCGTCGTTCGGGGCATGCTTTCGGCGATGAAGGCGCCGGACAAGTGTTTGCGGATGGCGTCCATGCTCTCCGCCCCCTCGAAGATCACCGGAGGGAAGTTTACCTCCTTCGGCAGCACGAACTCCGGCTCCTCGGGTGTGTAGTTCTTAAGATCAATCATTGCGTTGTGTGTTTTGTGTGATATATAGGTTTTATAAAAATCGGTCAAAACTCCGAAATATAGGCCGGTAGCTTTGCCCGAATGATTCCGAAACCTCCCTCTTCGGCCTCGCTGTCGAACCCGGGCCAGCGGTTGGCATCTCGACAGCGCTTGACAGTCTCGAGCGCCTTGCGGTACTTTTGCTTGCCGATCTCGAGGTCTTCGGAATCCCAAAAGAGCAGCGCGACGCCGTAAGGCGCGACGCTTTGGATCATCAGCATCAGCGTGGCCGTGAACGGCCTCCCGGTGATCTCCGAGGCGACTTGCAGATACATGCCTTCGGCAAGCTCGTACTTGAACTTGGCGCAATCGCTATAGAATTGCCGAAGTGATCCGGCGCTGGTCGTTTTCACCGATAGAATCGCGTTTATCCCGAAGTTTTCCGAAAGAAGCATCCCGTCGGGCCGAATCTTCACCTTGAGGCCGGTCGCTTCATCGGTTCCATACATCGAGGTCTCCGTCTGCGCGTATCGCATCAGCTTCGGAAGGATGCCCCCGCCGTAGGTGTTGAACCCCGAACGGATGAAGTCGATGATCTTCGCGTCGGTCTCCGACACGAAGGTGAAGCCGGCCTCTTCGGCCTGCCGGGTGCGCTCTTTGATCTGCGACCGCACGCGAGCGATCGGCCAGTCGTTGAGGTCGACGTCCGCGCACACGCCCAGCGCGTCGCAAAGGTAGAGCAGCCTCGACCGGCAGCCGTCGAGCGTCGAGAGCGAGGCATCCGGCATGACCTTGACCTTTTCGAACAGCCCCGGCTCGAGCACCGCCGAGTGGCAAAAGGTGCCGAATGTGAAATGCGCCCCCTCCTTTTCCGGGAGCTGCGCCGTCTTTTCGACGTAGTAATGCCGCGGACTTTGCATCGCCTTTTTAAGAAGCGACGAACTTTCGCCGGGCGCCGAGAGGTAGCGATCCATCGCATCGTGCACCACCTGCCCGTGTACCGACAGCGCCTTCGGGGAGACGCGCTGCGGACGTTCCGGCAGATTGCGGATGCTCTCGAGCAGCTGCTCGAAGTTCGTATAACCTTCCGGTTCCGCCTTCGCCTCCGAGAGCGGCTCGGAGGCCGCCTCGAAGGTCGAAAGGTCGAACACGTTAAAGGGGATGCGCTCCATTTCACTGCGGGATTTCGAGAGGCTTCACCGCCCAGCGGTCCGAATAGTAGGCGTTGTTCTTGTTCTTTTCCTTTCCCTTGTAGGTGATCTCGAACGCCATGCCGGGTTTGATCGAGGCCGCGTAGTTGCTGAAAACGGCTGTCAGGCGGCGGCTCGCCTGGCGGATCACCTTCTTGTCTCCGTTCTTCTGCGGCTCGACGAAATACGCGACCGTGAGGTCGATCTGCTCGCCGCTCTGCATATCGGTGGCCGCTTCCTGGCGAAGTTCCAAAAAGAACATGCGCCGCGTTTCGCCGACCTTGGCCGGCGTCCAGTATTCGGCAGTGAGGTCGATCTCGGCCGGTTGGGCCTGCGAAAGGTCGGGGAGTTTCGTTCCGAAGATCGAAGCGTTCGGAACCAATGAAGTTGCATTTTCCATCGTGCGAATTATTTAAAAAGTTTAACAAAGGTTTCGGGGTTGAAATCGTTCGGAACGTATTCGCCGAACAGATCGTAAGTTTCAAGCCGGCACGCATTCGTGTATGGCACGATGCGTTCGAGCTCGTAGAAGTCATAGTCGGGTGCCGAGGCCTTGCGCCAGCGCAGCGCCACCATGACCTCGACGGCGTAGGTGGTTCCGGCCGCATCCTCGACGTCGGCCGACACGGTCACGAAGTCGCGGGGGCTGTTCGACGCCTCGGCGGTCACCTTGTCGAAGAGCTGCTCGAGGATCGCGTCGGAGACATGCACGCGCGCAGGCGTCACCGGTGCGAGCCGTTCCGCCATCTTGTTCATCGCCGAAGCAATGAAGCGAACAGATTCGGCGCTATTCATGGCAATCGAAAAGAGCGGTGAAACGGTGCGTCGATCGGTAGGAGTGCAGTGCATCTTGGCGCTGTTGTTTCCGGTTGGCCCGGTACCACACCCGCCAGACAAGGCCGCGGACGCGATCCCATGGGGTCGCATTGCAGACCCGAACTTCCATCTTATTCATTTTCTTCGAAAAATTTGTCCATGAAACGAGCGAACGACGCCTTGCGCTGGTCGTTCTTCAGCCACGCCGCACCCGCGGCGATCGGTGCGATCAGGGCGACCGCGGAAAAGAGAGCTGCCATAGGTTAGCGGTTTAAATAGATCGAGACTAATGCCGACAGATCGTGGGCGACCATCATAGGATCGACGTTTCTGCGCTCCACGATGCGATTGCGGCAGAACCGCACGGCAATCGACATCGCGCAGCGGTAGACGTCGTCGAGGGTCAGCGGGGAACCGACGCCCCCTTGGAGGATTTCGAGAAGTTGGGCCTTTGTCAGGCGGCTGAATGGTGTAGCGCTGCGGATACTATTTTTCACCGCAACAGCGCTTTCAGAGGATTGTAGCATAGGTCTGAAAGTTTAAAAATGTACAAAAAGAAAGGACGGGCCTTTCGTGAATCTGCTACAATCCCATCGCCTTACGGTGATGCCTGAAAGGTCCGCCCTTATAGGGCTAATATGGAACCGTAAGAAGGTGGAATTGTAGCACTGCAAATATAGCTCTTTATTTTCATTTTGCAAACGATTACTTTAAATTCTTGATGATTTCGCGCTCCCGGTCGGAGAGCTCCCAGATGATTTGCTTGCGTTGTACCTCTCTTTCTGCTGCTGCCCGGTCTGCCGCTGCCCGGTCTGCCGCTGCCCGGTCCGAAATCAGGTAACCGCCGCCGAAGATCGCCGTATCGGTCTGGCTGTCGAGCTTGCGTACGAACTCGCACTCCGATCGGCAAATCCCAAAGTCCACGTGCCGCAGGCTGTATTTCGCGAAGTCTGAAACAGTCATAACGTTCGACGGATAGACGTACTTTGGCATCGGGATCGTCTTGCTCTTTTGCGCCTCTTCGATGCGGTCTCTCAAGACGGGCGCCGACATCACGGCAATATCGCCGAATAGGTTCGATACGAAAGAGGTTTTAACTCGAGCTCCGTTTTCGTAGAGTATATCGGAATATGCTACGATCGACGTGCAATGACGCCCAGGCTGGAAGAGTGTGAGGTATGGAGCGAAGAGAAAGAACCGGACCCCGTGCTGCATGTAGAATCGGACGATGCGTGTAATGATCGAAAAAGGCGGGTTGTCGATCACTACCGTGTCGTGCCCGTACTTTTCGGCCTCGAAGTCGCCGCCCGGCTTGAACGGACGCAGCACCTCGAGGCCGTCGATCAGGCAATTTTCGCGCACCCACTCGAGCACCGCATCGTAGACGGCCGGCGGCGTGTAGCAATCGTCGGTCGTAAGTTTCGGCTTGAACTTTTCGACGAAGTCAGTGTAATTCGCCGACTTCTTTCGCGTCGGTTTTGCGACGTGTGCCGAAACATCGAAGAGGGTCTGTTCCGTCATCTGGATGCTTCAATTTCAATTCCGAACCTCTTCCGAAGCCGGTCCATGAATTTCGGGTTTTCGGCCTGCTGCTGGGTGATGTAGATCACCGTGCTTCGGTCGACACGGATCGGGATGGTTCGGTCTGCGTTTGTTGTTTTTGCAGCGTTCAGCACCTCCAAAGCCTTGCGGCGGTTGTGTATAAAGGAAGATTCGAGAGCCATAATTTAATCGCTTGGATTGTCGTAGATGTTCCCAACTATTTCGACGATAGCACCTGGAGACAATTGTATAGAGACGACCCCGTTAGGTCCTTCTCTATTTGCCATAAAGCACCCGTTACTAAATGTTACGTACCGTATTTCCCCATCCTGGTATTTCAACAAGTCTCCTTCGTATATATCGGTCCCGTTTTTATCGTGTAGGCCAGTGAATTGGCCGATAGTTTCAGGGTAAACCAGCTTGATTGTAAAGTCGCTATCGTGGGACCCAAAGTCCCCGACATGGAATGCGACACCAGTCTGCCCTGTTGTTGAGGCGATTAAATAGCCGATCGCCCATCGTTTGTTCTCAAGCCGTTTCCCCCTAAATAAAACGGATTCTACCTCTCTCATTGTCTGTGTCCCAATTTAATTATAAAGCAATCATGATCGGGAGCGCCCCATTCCGGACGTCCGCGGCCGATTGTGATGCCCTTGCACTCGAACGTCATCCGACGCTTTGTGTAGCCATAGGAGAAACACACGGCGTCGAAGCGTTTAGCCATCGCTCTCATAGATTTCAACGCATGATGCCTGTCCCGCACACTCCTCAACATAGCGATACAGTCTTCCCATGATTGATAGTCATCGTCAAAGTGACGTCCGACAAACAATAGGCGTCTCACCCAGTAGTCGGTAATCTCACGGTACTCCTCGGTCTTTTCGCCGTGCTCTATCATCTCGTACCACTCTTTTTTGAGAGTGAGGTAAAGTGTGTCCATTTAAAAAAGTTTTTGTTCCCTTTCTTCCCAATCCATTTGTTTCTCGATTTCCTGCACTGTTTTGCCGTATCTGAATCCGTAGCTGCATAAGTTCGGCGTGTGGCTCAATTCGACCAGCTCCGCCCATAATTCGGGATGATTGCGTCGCAGACCGATGAATTGGCGCAGATGGCAATTCGGGCAAAACCAGCATCCGCCGCGCATCCCGGATTCGTAGACAGGCGACAACAGGTCGTGTCGCTTGCACAGTTCTTTCGCCATTTGCTCGGTGTAGCCGTATTTCGCCAAAAGCGATATTTTGTTGCCAGAGAGCCGCGCCAGTCGCTTCGGCTCATCCAAAGCGATACCGATATACTGCACAATATTCATTGTAGCACGTAGTGGCCCGCCCGCGATTTCCGCGAGGTATTTTCGTATAGGCGCGACTTTGCAATCCCGATTGATAAAACATTTTCCGCCGATCGGGAACCCGTAAATCTTCCCCGCATGACGCCCCCCCCCGACGGCATTTGCGAAAAAATAGCAGTAATCCCGTTCTGAACGTACCACATCGACGTATACGCCCATGTCGCGCAGCTTCGGGATGGCCGTCCCGTAAATCCAATCGATATGCTCCGGAATCTCGCCGCTAATGCCTCGTGAGTGGTCGAACATCACCTCCGAGAACACTACCCGGTCGAGAGGTTCGCCGTGTTCGAGGGAAAGGAGTATCGTTGCGATACTATCCTTCCCGAACGAACAAGCGGCTATATAAACCGGTCTCTGGAGCTTATTTTTTCCTGTTACCATATCGTTATGTAATTCCCTACGATTCGGTCCTTTAATCTTCATCGTTGTTTTCGTAAAATCAAAAAAAACACGCTGAAAATTGGCGCATGCGTCATTTTTTGAAGAACTCCGCAAAAGTATTAGCACCGAAGTGTCCTTTTGTCAGTTCGATGATCTCGGCGATCGTGTAGGTAGGCTTCTTCTCGCTTTCCGGGAGGATGTTTTCGACGAAGTTTCGCGTACCGGCAGCGCATGCGCCGGTGATAACGCGATAGGCCTCGATCGCTTCTTGGAAGCTCAACTCGGAATCCGCCGTTAATCCTTTGTATCGGCTTGTATCTCGGTTCGCGATCTTGTACAATAGATCGCGACGCGCTTCTTGGATCGTGTCACCGTGCGCCCATCGACCGGCGCCGTCTGTAATGAGCCACGTCTCCTCTTTTCTGCCAATCCTTCGAACCTTGTAAAGATTGCCATGCCTGTTGATTATCTGCTGGAACACTCCGTCGGCTTTTATAAACGACCGATCGCGCCACCGCCAAAAATAGACAGAAGGGGCCTTCCGGTTTACACGGCTTGTATCGGTGATGCCCGTGCCGCTCAAGTCCAAAGACCCGGAGACCGTGAGACCCTCCGGCAGCGAGGTGATGCCCGTGCCGCGCAAATAGAGGGCACCGCCGACCGTGAGACCCTCCGGCAGCGAGGTGATGCCCGTGCCGCTCAAGTCCAAAGACCCGGAGACCGTGAGACCCTCCGGCAGCGAGGTGATGCCCGTGCCGCTCAAGTCCAAAGACCCGCCGACCGTGAGACCCTCCGGCAGCGAGGTGATGCCCGTGCCGCGCAAGTCCAAATAGCCGCCATATAAGCCCTCTTCGTTTAAAAGCTGTAGGTCCCCCCACTTTTCAATGAATCTGCGAATCTTTTCGATGTTCTTCGTTCCCATTGTGCTATTGTTTTTTGGATTTCATTAAATAGGTTTCGATACTTTTTTTGTCGTATTTCCAAAGCCCGCCGACCTTCACGCGCTCGATTTCCCCGCGATCGGCGAGGGAGTAGAGTGTCCATCGGGAGGTGCAAAGCATCTCGCTGGCCTCTTTGAGGTCGAGCAGCGCGCCAGTCTCTTCGGGGGCTTTCGGCTGCGATCGGTAGCGTTCGACGGCCTTTTGGGCTGCAGCCTCTGCCAGGTGGAGGAGGTCGCGTTTGTAGACCAGGAACCGCGCATCGGGCGGTGCAGATTCGAAGTCTGAAAGTCTGTAGGTCATTGAGTGTCTCTTTTATTTGCTCCCCGGAGCCCGATCAAAGGCGCCGGGGAAAGGGCCGCGGGCTTCACAGCAGGCGGCGCCGAATACGTTACTCCTATAAATTGCTTATGACAGCCCCATCCCGGCTTGATACCGGCGGCAAAAAGATGTGAAAGGCGGGGCCAGCTCCTTGCGCCCGCCGGTCCGGTCAAGGCCCGGCGGACATATAGGTTCGCGCTCGGCGGGTCGCCCCGCGTCATCGCTGCGTAGTCGGATATTGTTGGCACGTCCAGCGGGGATCCCCGCTGCGCCCCTACTCCCGTCCGTTTCGGTTGTCGGTTTAGACACTTGTCGGAGGCTCGCTCCGAGGTGTGGTCTCGCATGTAAAGAGCGCGGCGATCGCTTTGTGGTGGGGTTGTTGCCAGCGATCGAAACCCCTCGGCACGGCGGTGCCGGCGTTGCGGCCGTTGTCGGATTCGAACCGACGGCGCGGCGGGTTGGAAAGCGAGCTCTTCCCGCCGGCCTCCTTTCGGCCTTGTGCGGGGTTGAGAGGCCCCGCGCCTCCGCGGTCTTTCCCGCGCGTCGATCCTAACACAATCCGTTGCCGTCTTTCCGGCTGCCAGCCTTTGCCCAAGATTCCGCTTAAATTGTGCCCTCCACGGTTTGTGCATAAAATGCTGCCTCTCAAAGAATCCTCGGCGCGGTGCTGCCGCATCTTTAGCATCTTGGGCCCCACCCGAACGGCGGCCACCGCTCACGCTCATATAGGAGGGACACCGCGCCTTTGTCTATTTCGATCGGAGCCGGCCTCGGAAGTCGCCGAACGGTGTGTCGATGCCGTACGACTTGAACACTTTGAGCACCGCGTTGTATTTGTCGACCTTAAGCTGGACTTTCCCGTTCGCGTAGTGTTCGAGCGCCTGCCGGTTCTTCACCCCGATTGCCTTCTTCAGGGCTTCCGTCGCTTTCGGCACCTGGTATACGCGAAGCATCGAAAGACCGCGGCGGAAGCGTGTGTCGATCGGTTTTTGCTGTTCCATACCATTTTAATCGCTATTTATTTGCTTTTTGTACGTTTTTTATTACCTTGTGTTATATCTCTCATTAACACAATGCAAATGTATAACAAAATGAATTAAAAACCAAATATTTTTACAACGTTTTGATATAATTTAATTGTTGTATGTTGTAACAATTTGTAATTCAATAAAATAATTTTGTGCTTATGAATAATATCTTAGAAAACATTAAGTCTATTCGCCAATCTTTGGGGTTTGGGCAGGAATACATGGCCGAGAAGTTGAACATGACGCAGGCCGGTTATGCGTTATGGGAGAAGGGAGCCAGGGAATTGACCTATAACAATCTGAATAGAATCGCCGAAATCTTTTCAATGAGTGTCATCGATGTGATTGCCTATCCGAAACATTATGTTGATTCTTCGACCTTTTCGAACCCGAAGGATGACAAAGTGTCCGTAATATTTGAAGTTAGCAGATCGCAGCGCGATTATTTACTGCGACTTGTTATGGGAGATGATAAAAAAATAATAAATGTCAATGGAGATTAAAGAGGTCAAATACAACGAATATTATGAAAAAGAAATAAATAATCTATATACATTCATCGAAAAATGCGAAGATGATTTTGAAAACAAAATAACCTATGTTTCTGCCGGGGCTTTAGGTTTTGCTATAAACTTTTTAGAAAAGAGTGGTGATAGTTTTTGCACATTTCCACTCAAGTGTTGCATTGCTTTATTCTTTATCTCTCTATTATCTGGCACTTTAGCCCCTTACATTATTTCAAGAATGGCTATAAAAATAAAGGGACACATACACAAAGCTAAAGATGACGGGGTGCAACAAGACTTCACTAAAAATACGAAGACCCTAACGAAATGGTCTAATTTATCTAACAAATTAACTATTTATTGCTTATTTATTGGAGCATTTATATTCTCTATCTATTTATTTTTTAAATACTAATTTTATAAATATGGATGAATTAAAAAAAGGTTACACAACACCATCTAATCCTTCTACCAAAACATCCGAGGCTTTTGGAAACACTAAAATTAGAAGCGATAAATTTACAAGGCATTACGAACCAAGTAGGCCCCCAAAAGAACCAAAAAAATGAAAAAAGTTTTAATTACATTGCTTTACTTGTTTATAACAAGTAGCGCCTATTGTCAGATTCAAGTAGGGAGAGAGAAAACAAAAATAGAGACGATTGGAAACATTCGTAAAGAGACCTATATCTATAAGCAAAATGGGATGTATTATCTTGATTTGGGGACGAGTAATCAATTCGACCAAGCTATAATTTTCAACTTGGGGACAGGAAAAGAAGCCGCATTAAAATCGTGTGACGATTTGGCCGCATTATGCGAGACGTTAGATAAGGATGAATTTGTAGAAATAATTGATGCAGAGGGCCAAAATTTTAGTATTACAAAACAAAATGACAATAAAAATGGCCTTGCTCTCATTAATTTTTTTGCAAAAGATCAAATACACGCCGGAACTATAGGCCTTTTTAAAATGGATATAAACAAGATAAAAAAGAAGATTGAACAATATAATAAATGAACCACTTTTTTTACATATACTCATAACATTATAGGAATAGGCGCCTTCCCCGGCGCCTATCTTTTAGAATAGAATCTGGTAACAACTGAACTCGACGGGGACTACCTCGTCGCACTCGGGGGCGTTGTCGGGGCGCTGGTTGCCGTATTAGAAGGCGATGATCTTGCCTCCGTTGAGGTAGATAGCTGCACCTTTCCATGATGTTGACAATGCAAAGGCACAACGATTTTCCGAATCCGCAAATTTTTTTGCACTTTTTTTGCGGAAATAGTTCACAAAAATTGTGAACAATCGAAAAAAAAGCTATCTTTGCATAACGAAAAAAACGAAATGTATGCCTACCGTTTTGAACTTGTTCGGCCTCCGCTTCTACTTCTATTCAAATGAGCACCAGCCCGTACACATCCACATAGAGAAGGACGGAGACGATGCGAAGATAGAGGTCGCAACGCGCACGGTGGTTTATAATCATGGTATAAAGGCCAACGACCTGCGCCGCGCGTTGGAGATCATCGAAATGTATGAGGCCGAAATATACGAAAAGTGGTACAGTTATTTCAATGAAAATCAATAGAATATGGAACGTATTTTAAAAACATGGACCGCGGGCGATTGGTTATATATTGC